GTCGAGCTGTCCTCGATGTTGGACGGCGTCTCGTACTGGAAGTTCGTGACGGCCGGGTACAGCTGCCAGTCGGGTGTGCTGACGGAGCCCATGTTGAACTCCAGCCGCCAGCGGCGGGCCAGCGCGGTCTCCGGGGTGGGCGTCGACATGGCCCATCACTCCTATTCGTACGCGTAGGGGGTGGACCGGACGGTCCGGAGGTAGTAGTTGGAGGCGATCTCCAGGCGGCCTTGCGCGTCCGCGCCGAGCTGCGCCTCGGACTGGCGCCAAGCCAGATCCACCAGCACCGCGCCGAAGCGGAAATGGCTGCGGTTGTCGAGGAGGTCGAACACGCCGTCGGCCATGGCGAGGACCTGACGCGGGTCGACGCCCGCGCGCATGCGGATCTGCATGCCAGTGGTCGCCTCCGCCATGCCGGTGTCCTCCACCGGGTACGGCGTCAGGCAGATCACGCGGTCCGGGGCGTCCGGCATGGAGCCGATGACGATCCCGGTTTCCGTCGTGGTGTAGGCGGGGCCGGCCGGGCGGTAGACGCCGAGGCCTGCGTCAGCGAGCAGCGCGGCGGTGCCGTCGACTAGGTCGGTGGTGTAGCTCACGCACCACCTCCCGGGCATGCCGAAGGGCCCGCGCGAGCGGGTGGGGAAGGGGGTTGGTCAGCCGCGCAGCCACTCGCGTAGGGGCGCGGCCATCAGCTCAAGGAGCGTCTCGCGCTCGGTGTTCATCGGGCCTTCGAGGTACTTGGCCGTGCGGCCGGGGAGGTGCCGGTAGTCCATTTCCTCGTGCTGCCGGACCGCGTACGGGGTGTCGAAGGACACGGCGCCGAGCAGGCCTTCGCGGGAGGCCTTGCCGGAGCGCTCCAGCGTGCCCTCTTCGAGCGGCACGACCTCTTTGGCCTTACCCAGGAGATGCTCCAGCGCCACGTCCAGGCCCTCCCCGACGAGGTGCTGCTCTTGGCTGGACAGCCGCCGGCCCTCCCAATTCAGCTGGGTGTACTGGCTCATTGCAGCTGCACCTCCAGATGATCCGGTGTGGGCAGGCCGCCGCCGTCGCGGCGCAGTGCGGCGATGACGGTCGTCTGACGCCCGTCAGGCAGCGTCACCCGGGATTCGGCCGGGCACACGGTGTCGAGCAGGCAGTAGAACGTCGAGGTGCTGGTGACCTCCCTGCCGCCCGGATCCCGGACCATGCGGGTCTTCTGGTCGAGGAAGCAGCGGACGGGCGCCGCCTCGCTGTAGACCGGCCCGTACGACCCGTCGCCCGTGTAGGGCTCGACGGTGACCTCGTGGCGCAGCAGCGTGCCCGGGACGCTGCTCACGACGACACCGACCCCAGCTCGAAGATGTCCGGCGTCAGGTCGGTGGACAGCAACGCATCCATCGCCTGAGGCGCGACCTGACGGGCCGGTGACGCATCGCCGCTGACAGTCGTCACCGACCGGCCCAGCTTCACGGACCCGATCTCCACCGAGCCCCAGCCGACGCCAGCCGCACCGGTGGAATCCCCGACTTCGTCCCACCACGCAACCTGTGCGCACACCGCGTCCCGGAACGCGCCCGCGACGATCGTGTTAGTAGGTAGGCCCGTGGTGGTGTCGGCCACGAACCAGCAGAGCCGGAAGACGCGAGACTCCAGCATGGTCGAGGCGTTCCGAAGCAGCCGCTCGGCGGCGGCGGGTGCGGCCGTGCCGGTGTAGTCGGCGAGGTCGGCCGGTGTTGCGTAGACCCTGGCCACCGGCCATCACCCCTTACGCGGACGAGCCGATGATGATGACGTCGTACGTCACCGACGTGCCGGCCGCACTGTTGGTGAGCGTGACCAGGTCGCCAGTCGCCGCGGTGACCGGGTAGCCCGTGGCATCCGGGGCGCTCATCGCGAACCACCCGCCGGGCCTTACGGCGACCCCGTCACCCGCTGCCAAGAACAGGGGGACACCGTTCGCGGCCGGGCGGGTGATGTTGACGTTGTTGGTGTTCGCGGCCGCCGCCACGATGAACAGACCCTTGACCCGGGCGAACGTCAGCGTCGCCCCGAAGGCGCCGACGAGGACGCCCGCCAGGTCGAGATCCTCGGTGGCGCTCGCAGCGAGGGTGCGGGTGTCGGTGAAGATGAGGTCGGCCTGGTTGGCGCCGGTGCCGGAGGTGAGGGTGTTGGCCTTGCGGTACTGGACCGGCGCGGTCGCGGTGGTGAGGTCCAGCGCGGTCGACTGCGTGGCGGCAGCCGAGAACGCCATGATGATGTTGGACAGGGCCATGCGTCAGTCCTCTTCTCAGGTCAGGACCACGTACGGCGAGAAGTTCTTCGCCGTCGGGGTCGCGATGGTGGACGGGGCCGTGGTGGTCAGCGCCGAGCCGGAGGACTGGCTGAGGTTGCGCTCGCCGGTGACGATCGCCGGAGCCACCGCGCAGCCCAGCAGGGTCGGCGGGGTCGTGGCGGTGACGTTGATCGCGGCCCAGTAGATGCCGGTCGCGGTGATGGTCTGCGCGGTGGCCAGGGCCTTGGTCATGGTCGTGTTGGCCGCCCACGCCGTCGAGGTCTGGTCGGCGGTCTGCGCGAGCAGCGCGGGCGTGGCCGCACTGGAGTACAGCGCGAACCACCACGCGGTCGGGGTGCCGGCCGCCGTCGCCCCAGAGCGGAAGCTGAGGTTCGTGATGACGTCCCCGGCCTGGAGGTAGATCGGCACCGAGGTCATGACGCCGGTGGCGAGGGCGACCTGGCCCGTGTCGCTGGCCGAGTCGTACAGGCCGGTGCGCGGCATGTTCCGGCGGAAGAACGTGTCCGCGCTGGAGGGGTCGGACAGGTTGTAGTGCGCGAGGGCGTCGCGAACGTTGCGGCTGTAGGCGCCGAGCTGCGTCATGACGCGGCTCCCTTCTTGTCGAGGAACAGCTCCACGAGCTGGTCGCGGGTGAGCTTGTCGGCCTCGTCCTCGTCCATGCCGTTGGCGATGGCGTAGGCGAACCAGTCGCTCTTGGGGGCAGAGCGGGCCGGGGCCTTCGAGACGACGACGGGCGTCAGCGGGTCGACGGGGACGGGCGTCAGCGGCTCGTCAGCGGGCTCGGGCTCGCTGACTTCCTCGACGCCGTAGCCCTGCGTCCGGAAGTACCGGAGCTGGCGGAAGCCGTCGTCCTGGCCGATCCGGTCGCGCTCCTGGCGCTCCTGGCGGTTCGGATCCCGGCCTTCGGGCAGCGGCGGCAGCTCCGGAGCCTCGATCTCGGCGGCGCCGTTGGTGAAGTTGACGCCCGCAGAGACGCCGGTGAACCCCAGGAGGGGAGTGGTGATGCGGTACTTCATGGTGACCAGCCCTCTCAGACCACGTCGATGCCGCGAAGGACGCCGGCGGCCTTGGTGTTCTTGACGACCAGGGCGGCCGGGCCCATCTCGATCTCGCCGGTCTTGACTGCGCCAGCGGTGGAGAAATCCGGCAGCCAGGTCTGTACGAGCGGGTTGCCTGCGGCGGACGCGGCGTGCACGGAGTCCAGGCCGAAGGTGATCGCGTACAGGTCGGTCGAGGACGACGAGACGGGGATGATCGGCGCGGAGCCGTCGAGGCGGTCGCCGATGTCCTGGAGGACCCAGTCCCCGTACCGGAAGATCGTGCGGCCGAGGGTGTCCTTCTCCTCGGAGTAGATCGCCGCCCACCGGGCCAGGGCCTTGAAGCGGGTGATCGACTTGGTGTTGCCGAGAATGGCCTTCTGGCCAGGCGGCAGCGCACCGATGGTGCCCGCGTCGCCGCCGCCGGTGTGGGACGGGACGATGCTCGACAGCCACTCGTCGACCTCGTCGAGCCGGGCCATGGCCAGCGGCTGCGTGATGACGGTCGCAGCCGTCCAGTCCGCGACGACCGCGGTCTTCTCGGTGGTGGCACCGGTGAGGATCTTCGACAGGCCGTCGAAGCCGTTCGCGTCCACTGCGGTGTCGCCGAGGATCAGCTCCTGCGCGAAGCGGATCGGGATCGACGTCTGGAGCTGCTGGAGCTGGAACGTGACCTCGTTGGTGGCGGCCGCGCCGAGGTTCTTGAGGACGCGGTCGAGGGTGAACGCGCCACCCATCGGCTTGAGGTTCACGCTGGCCGGCAGGCGGGCCGCCTGGCCGGGCGTGTACTCGGAGTTGATCGCACGGAAACCGGCCGGTGCGGCGGAGGTGAGCCGGGTGTAGGCGTAGGTGAGGCTGCCGCCGTTGGTGCCGGGAGTGACGGTGTCGTCGAAGACCATCTGGTCGACGAGCCACGAGCTGCGGCGCAGGTTGTCGATGACGGCGTAGTCGACGTCAGTCGCGGCGTTGACCTGCGCCTGGGCGAGCGTGATGGGCATGGGGTGCTCCTAGGTGTTAGCCGCCCGCGAGCGCGGCGGCTACGGCTTGTCCGAGAGAGGTGGGGCGGCCTTCTGTGCTGGGCCCGCCGGCGAAGTCGCCCCCGCCCCGCCTCGGTGCGCCAGGCACCGCACGGAGCTGCTGATTGCCATCGACGGCGGCCTTGATGGCGGCGTCGAGCTTGGTGCCGAAGTCGTCGGCAGCCGGGTCCAGCCCGGCCACGGACTCCAGGAACGACCGCGAGTCGAGCAGCGCGGCCGGGTTGGCTTCGTGCTTGCCTGCGGCCTTGAAGGCGGCGAGTTCGACGGTCAGGGACTTCACGGTGCCTTCGAGGCTGCCGATACGGCCGGTCTGCTCGCCGATGGTCGCGGTGAGCTGCGCGGGGTCGGCAGGCTTGTCGTCCTCGACGAGGCCGA